CCTCCATGCGATAGCCAAGCTGCCAAAGAACGGTGGCCAGCACCGTCGCTGTCTGTGCTACATGCTCCTCGCTTGCGAATCCCTGGCATGCGTGAAGCAGCTCGTGGCAGATCGTGTCGAGGCGTTCCATGCCTTTGAGACTGGTGCAAATGCTCACGCGACGGTTGTCGTATTCGCACAGTCCGCAGAGATTGCGACGGCGCAGCGAACGAAACACCAGCTGCCACCGCTGGCCGTCGATCGCGACTGTGTTCTTAGCTGGTGTCTTTGGCACGCTCAGCCTCCCTGCGAGCGGTCGATACAGCCCTTTTCACAAGTATTGCCGCTGCTGTCTGTATGAAAGGCAGACTTCTCTTTTTAGCTTCTTCATTAAGCCAACCGACGATTCTCTGAATGTTGCTCTCGCACCAATCGCAGCCGCGGTCATCCATGATTCGCGCCCGATCGTTGCATCGGCAGTTCGGCGTAACCTTAAACATCAGTGCCGCCAGCCAGTGCTTTAGTATCGTGCCGGGCCTGCCAAACGCCTCAGGCGACTTAGGTCGCTGCGATGCTGGGTAGGCTGGATTCTCAATGTCAACGACAATAACGCCTGCATCGTCCTCGCTTACAATGCAGTCAGCGACCTCCTCGAGCAGCCAGCCTCTTTGTTCTGCCTTTTCAACAAGATGCCGCTTCTCGCATCGTATTAGGGAAGAGGATTGTTTGAGCATGTCCTGCACTCCACGTTCCACAGTGTCGGGCTGATTCCGCTTGGCGTTGCAACACATTGTTCTGTCTCCGTGCATGAAGACCCGGCGCATGCTTCTTCAGCGGTATCTCCAGGCAGGATCGATCCAACGCTGTCGGGATTAGCGATGCAAGTGCAGCCAGGCTTACAGTCCGCCGTAACGAAGCATGGTTCTGCGCAAGGACAGCAGGTGCACCGTACCATTTATCTATCACGGCGTAGTTGCCGTCGAGCATGTTGCGAAAGGGTATGTAAGTTGCAAGAACTTCTGCGTTGTTGTCGCTAGAGTCTTAGTAATTTCACACGTTTCAGTGTTTAAGGAGACTTGTACATTTATGACCTGAGTCCTACAGACTTCTTTCATCTCCCAAGAAACTAGATGCCATACGTTTGTTTCGTCCTGCAGAACTCCAACTCTGCCGTCAGCAATGCTGCAAAAAAGGTTGATCGCAGTCGCCGTTGCTGAGCTATAGATAGGGTTGGCAAACGTAATCTCAGCGGTTTGACCTACATTCCAATGCGTCGTGAATGTTGCGACACGAAACGAACCTGCAACCGCAGTTGTTGCACCTCCAATGCTCCGAAGCCGCGGCCCAAACCGCAGCGGCTCAGCACGCCGGTCTCCCTCCTCGACTTTTCGCACTACCTTTGCAATGCGTTCCGCAGCTGGGCGAGTGAACTGCACTCGCTGCAGCTTCGCCGGCTTGCCGTCTGGCTTTTGTGCCACGCTCAATCCTCATAGATAGTGACAACCAGTCGAGAACCCTCTACAGCAGACTTTGCGGCGTAGTCCCCTGGTGCAAGCCGCAGCACCGCGGCCTCGCCGGCTTTCAGACGCACAGCATCGTAGAGCGTATTGCTGTCCAGCCGGCCAAAGCTGACCGTGTGCGTGGTCTCTGTCGCAAGGCTGCGGCAGAACGCCAAGCCAAGTGTGCCGATGTCCGTGGTGGTGATTTGCGTCGTTGTCGTGCCGAGCTCGAGCGTGACTGCGACCACGCCGGCACTTGCCATGTTGGCTGTCACGCCGCTGGCGGAAAACGATTGCGAGAGAGAGCCTTTAGCGATCTGTCCGTTCACTGTGTAGTTAATGTCCGGCATTGTCTTTCCTTAGAATGTTGGCGTGCCGAAGAATGAAGCAAAATCCTGCACCGGATACGGTCGACGCTCGAGAATGTCTGGGTCGCCATCCTTTAGATCCCCGTTTTCATCCAATGCCAATGGCACTTGCGATGGCACATCCTGGCCGGTCGTGGCGGATGCTGGTGCGGCATCAGTCACATACACGGGTGCCTTGTCTCCTGTGCCACCTGGCTTGTAGTTAAAGCCCACGTTTGGCAGCTTCAACAGCCATGTCTCCGGTCGATACATGAGTTCGACTGTGACCTCCCAGTAGCGAATCTCAATATCGTTGACGACTTCTGTCTTTTGTTGAGCACCTATTCCCTGGCATTTCCACGTGTACGCTGGTGCGCCAAGATATGGATCAGAGTTGATCGCGTTTGTGACAGCGTTCGACAACGCGACCGGATAGGCAATCCTGTTGCCAGCGATTACCGCACGAATCTCAGAAGACTCAACCGTAAGACCCTCGAAGTAGTCGCCAGCCGTGTTCACAAGCGGCTGAACGTCTGTGTTGTCGTCGCCTTCGTAATATGTCAACGCTGGCTTTGTGGTGGTAGTCGCTGAAAATGACCACACATCGGGCCTGGCCAAAGGATTAGGCTCAAAGTCCTGGTTGCCAACCTGCGGCACCTCGTAGCGATACGTGACCTCAGCATGATACGGCGTTGGCGTCGCTTCCTTGACGCTGCCTTCTGTGCACCTCAGAAACGGGTACTCTGGGTGGAATGCACCGTGAAAGATGCCGATGGCATTTAGGATCGCCTGGTTGCTAGTCGCTGGATCGTCGAGCGTGACGCCAAATCGACGCACTGCCGTAGGTGACTCACCGAAACGGTGGTCAAAGGTGCGGCCGGTCATCTCGCGAAAGCTGGTGACGCTCATGCAGCTGCTCCAACAATATCGACGGTTGGATCGGGTCGCAGCGTTACGCCTAAGCGGTCAACAGCATCCACCACCTCGCTGTTGCCGTTCTCGACTGCATCTCTGACGCCGTTGGTTGCATCAACTGTCTCCTGTGGTGCCTGTGGAGCCTTTGCAAACTCATCGCGGGTTTCTGAAAGCGTTTCGCGTAGGCCTGCGATACTTTCCGCAAGAAAATCAGTCAGCCCGCCTTCTTGACGCCTTGCAATCTTGGCTTCAAGTTCTGCGATGCGTGCCTTTTGCTCTTCAGTTGGATCAAAAATACGTTGCTGCCGTGCACCACCAAACTGACCGCCTGGAAGCATTCGTGTTCTTGTTGCTTGCTGCCGAACACGCTCGAGTTCTTTCTCGTCTGCGGTTTTCTCGACAACGCCCAGGTTGCTCAGAATGGCAAGAATGCCATCCGCAATCTGCCCGAGCACTTCAGCAAGCGTTCCCAGGCCAGCCAAAAACGTGTCAGCAAACGCAAACAGGGCATCTGTGATCGTCTTTGTGATGTTCTCAACGCCAATCTCTTTGACCATCTCCAGGATCTGCGTGGCAATCTTTTCTATTGTGGGCGCAAGATAACTGGTCACCTGGCCAACAATGCCATTGATCGTCGCGCCGATCTTCGTGAAAGAATCATTCATAGCCTCAACTGATGCGACTTGATCGCCAGTCAGCACCAGGCCAAGTGCCTCCGCTTCCTCACGCTGCACCTTGAGTGCCTCTGCACCCTGGTTCAACAGTGGCAAAAGCTTGACGCCGTTTCTGCCAAAGATCTGATTTGCAGCAGCTGCACGTTCAGCGTCTGTGGCCAAACCGCTGATAGCGTCGGCAATCTGCTCGAACGTTTCCTCCGCACCTTGTTCACGTAGTTTTGTGATTGAAAGCCCAAGCTCTCCAAAGATGTCAGAATCTGATCCTTCCTCGAGCTCGCCCAGACGAATCGTCATCTTTTGCAGTGACCTGGCAAACTCTTCTGTGTTTACTCCAGACAGCTCAGCGGCCAAACCATAAGCCTGAATGGCTTCGGCACTCACGCCAGTGCATCGTCAAACAGACCTTTGGCAGATGCGGCTGCACTGCTCAATGCACCAGCCAATGCAGTCACGCCGTCGATCAGGGCACGGCCAATCTCGATCGTCTTTAAGACAGCCAAGTCTTTGGCAGACTTCTTGCCAGCCTCAGCCATCTGATCGAGCTTGCTGTTGACCTCGTTGACGCTCTTGGCGAGTCCCGCGGTGCTGGCCGAGATCTGCAGAGCAAGACCCAGTGCTGTGGTCGCCATTAGTCAGCACCTCCCAGCCGCTCGATCAACTGATCCATCGTCGCTTGCAACTGCAGCTCGTGCTGTGGTGCTCGAGTGATTGGCACGAAGTCGGAGGGCTTTGGGCGTTTTCCTACGCGAGTGTGCGGAGCCAGTACCGCAGACGCAATCGTTCCCGCCTGGTGCCACGGGTCGTCGAGCGGACCGCGGAAGTGAGCCACGTAGGCATACCACTCGCTCAACTCTCGGCTGTCCATTCGCTCGCATAGTTCTGCCACCGTCATCCCGAGATGCCCGGCGAGAGCAAACAGAAAACGCCTGCTCGGCCGGGCATTTAGTTTTTTGCTAGCTCATCCACTTGGTCTGATGTCAGAGCGTTTCGCTCGCGGGCTAACTCGAACAAGCGATTGACCACGCTGGCATCTTGCTCTGCCAGTTGCGGCACTTCAGCATCCGAGAACAGCCGGTTTCCGTTCTCATCGCATAAGCACTTTGCCAGGAAAACGCTGCGGAAGTTTGCGACGCCTCCTTTGCCTTGTTTCTCAATCCAAGCCAACTCCCATGCGTCCCGCTCACCTGCTGTCATGGTTCTGAGAAAAACGTCAACGCCCCATTCGGGCACAGCAACTTTCTGCAAATTTCTTTTGCCACTAGCCAGGATCGCTTCCTTGATGTCCATCAATCCCTCACGTGATAATTGCAAACTCAGCGGCGTACACAGTGACACCGTTCAAGTTTGCGCTTGCGTTCACCTGCGTACATACTGCAGTGACCGTCAAGCCCATCCCACCTCCAGTGATGACAAGTGAGCCAAGAACGCCCCAAATATTCGTGCTTATTGCACCGAGACTTTCTATAGTGACGCTTCCCGCCTCTGCCATGTAGGCAGAGTCTCTTGCCATTGTGTAGCCACCACCCACAGACCAAGAAAGATTCCTGATCTCGCTGGCCGGCGAGCCGTTAAACGAAAACGCGATGCCTTGAGAGACAGTAGCCACGGTTGCCTCCGCAGCTAGCTGGCTGCAACTCGTAGGGTTGCGCTTCCTCTGATGACATCGTTCACGGCGAGAGTCACGCTCGAACTAGCAACCGTGGCACTGCGAGAGAGCGTAAGCCCACCGCCCACAGTAAGCGTGCCGCTAGTGCTTCCTTCAAGCTCGGTGGTGCCGATGTAGTCGAAGCTGATCTCGACGCCAGTATCGTCAACAGTGCCAACAAGAGGCGCGTCTTGGCTTGCCAGCTGCTCGCCAGTCGTCTGGCCCAGGTGGCTAATGTCGATCCGCTCTCGAACGTCGTTGTAGTTGAGCGTCAGGTTTGTGACCGTGAACGTGGTGCCGTCAAAGACAAGCGTCGTTCCGGTCGAATCGTGCGGCGTAGTCGCCATCTGCTATGTCTCCTGCCACCAGATGTCCAAATCCATTTCGACTGCAAACGCCGGCGGCTTTTCGCTGCCGGCCAGCTGCACCAGCTCGTCGCGTTCCTCTTCGACCGCGACCTGCTTCACCTGTGTATTGTCGAAATAGCCACCGAACCCATCCAGACGACGACGAACAGCATCAGCTAGCTCCCTGGCGACCTCGAACGTGGATGCGTAACAGACAAGGTTTAGGGTGAGCCTCGGCACGCCTACTGGCACGGTGAAGGCCTGCTCACGCTCTGTGGCAGTGCGTCTGGTGACGATAAAAGGCAATGGTGTCTCTGGAGTCGCGTACTGATTGAATACGCGATGACCGACAAACTGCGTAATGCTAGCGTCCGAGATCAGCGCGTTTCGGATGTTCTTGTCTGGGTAGCGAACTGCCATCACTGAGCCTTTCCGCCACGAAACGGTCGCGCCATTTCCTTTGTCGCTTTAAGAATTCCAGCTGCCATTTCCTTAATCGTGTCGGCCTTCATTTGGCTTTTCTGTCGTGCATAAGCAGTCTCGATGGGAGGCGTGCCGGCTTTGCCGCCAACTGGCATCTTTCCAAGATCAACTTGCTGATCGAGAAATGTGCCTTTCAGGAATCCCTTTGGCGGTTTTGGTTTTGTGACAAGAGCACCGTTTTTCCTTCGCACCACAGTGAATGGACGTTGCGTATATGACGAAGCTACGCGGCCTTTTGTCTGGCGTTCCTTTGTGCCTTTCTCCACAAAGTGGGCGTGAAAGCCTCGTTCGTTGCTCTTGCGGTCGGAATCAATCTTTCCACGTGGTGGCTTGGTGTAACCAGCAACCGCTACGCCAGCACCGTCTTTTACGTACCGCTTGGTCTTTTTCTTGACAGCCTTCTTCAGATTGCCGGTCGGGCCGCGAGGCGTCAGTTGGCGGATCAGCTTGTATGTCGGGTCGATAGCACGCCCAAGAGCTGCCGCCATATGCTTTGCAGCGATGTTGTTTGGCAGAAGCCTAAACGCATCCTGCAGTTCCTTTAGCGTCGGCAGCTCGATGTCTACCTCGATCCCCATTACGCCACCTGTTCCTGGCAAATGAGAACGTGTTCGCTGCGGTTTCCGTATTCCAGCACGCTCACGACATCCAGCGTGCGGCTTCGCCACTGAAGACGCATCTGGGAGGTGAGACCGTCGAGATAACGCATTCGCACTTTGTGGGTGATCTCGACTTGCTGCTGTCCAAACTGCAGTGCTTCTCGGCTGCTAACGCCTTCGACGCTCGCCCACCTAGTCGCGTAGGTCGACCAGCTGAGCTGCGATTCGCCCAGGTCTGTAGTCGTGCGTGTTGGCTGCTGAACGGTTACACGCTCACGCAGCTGGCCTGGAAGGATCATGCGTAGCTGCCCCACTTGCAGGTGTCGAGCAGGGCTTTGACGCCAAACGGCACGTCCTGCGGAACAGCACCAGTGGCCACAGCCGCTTGGCGTGTGTCGTACAAGTGAGCCACGTGCATCAGAATCGCGTGGCGAATCGCCTGCGGCACGTCGGAGCCAGCTGAGCCGTAGCCGGCCCACCAGGTCACAGTGACGGCATTCGGATCAGTTAGATGGCTCGGCCAGGTGCCGTTGTAGACGGTGCGAATCTTCGCCGGCGTGTCATCGCGGTCGACACGGTAACTCGAAGTTGAGAGCGTGGTGGTCGCCGGCGTCGCGGTGCTGGCACTGCCAGGATCGAGAGCATAAGTGACGGTGGTGGCCGTCAGGGTGCCGCTCGTGGCCATCGGCGGCCGCGGCAGCTCGAACTCGTATGGGAAGGTATCCATCCGCATCGTGAGCTGCTGCGAGACCAGAGCACGATCGAGGTACTCCTCGGCGTACTTGCGAGCCGCGGTGATTAGCGAGCCGATGTAGGTATCGTCGTCGTCGATGTCCACACGCAGATGCTGCTTGGCTTCGCTGACGCTGACCGGCTCGACGGCCGGTGCGGTCTCAGTCGTGAGGCTGCGGTATCTCACTGCGTTTGCGTCTCCTGCGTCTGACCGTGGCTGTCCGTGCCTCTGGCTGTGCTGTCGCGGTCTCAAGCAGCGGCAGCTGCTGCTGCGGCACGGCAATGCCACGCGCAATCAGCAGATTCGCCTCACCATCTCCGAGCTGTGCTGTCTGCCCTCTGCGGTACGCGCGAAAGCTCTTCACGAACTCTACATTTGTCATGGGTCTACCCTCCAGACTCCCTCCGGTGGCTTAAGGTTCACGCAGTAGTCCGTAGCATGCTGGTGCACCGGTGTTGCCAGCTTGTCTCCCGGCCAGGTGACCATGTACTCACCGTGGCCAAGAATCACGCGAGGTGTGACATACAGCCGATTGCCGGCTTTCTTAAACTGACGCCAAAAGAAGATATCGTCGTCGATTCGGCCGTCGCCCCATTCGCCCTGGTCGTTGGGCAGACCTTGAAACCAGGGTTTCGGCATCCGCTTAAGTGCTGCCGTTGAAATAAACGTGCAGCCGAAGTGTGCAGTGTCCACTTGCTGCACTGGTGCGTTGAACCACTCACGAGGCACAGAGATTTTTGCGTCTTCTGGCGGATTGTCGAGCGTATCGAGCATCGTTAGCATCGGTCGACCGTCTTCCCGTTTGGTCTGCAAACCAGTGATGGCATCACACTGGAAAGTCATCGCCATCGCGAGAAGGTGCTCAACGTCTGCTTGGCAGAAAAACGTGTCGTAGTCGATCGTGAGGATGTACTCGCAATCGTCTGCAAACTGCTCGAGCACACGCTGTAAACACTGTCCCCAGAATGCACCGGTGACCTTTGTTGGCCGGATGCCAAGCGGCATCAACGCTTGCGCCCACGTGAAGAAGTTATCCATGAAGCCGAGCCGCGGCACCGACATAACCGCTTCCACTCGAACATCAACTCGCGACTCGCCAACCTTGACGATCATGCAACAGCCTCCAATGCAAGACGACCGGGCCGGAGTGGGCCTCCGTGCCCGGTCGTCCTTGTTTACATTGTGGATGTAGTGTCAATAGTTAGCTGCTGACAGCACCCAGAACGCCCTTGCCGGCAGCTGTCGTCGGGCCTTCCTCTGGCTTGCCGAGCCGAGCGTTACTGGCGACCACGCTTGCCACATTCGGCGTCGCGTAGACGTTGAGGTACCGCTTGCGACCACGCATATCGACATCAAACCGCACGACGTTGGCACTCGTGCTATCGCTTGGCGTCGGAATCGTGAACCCACCAGTGCCGTCACCGACGAAAGCGGTGATATCGCTGTAGCTGGAAGTGGTATCGCCTTCCTGCAGCTTCAGAGCCACAGCGACGCTCGAGTTGGTGCCGGCGGCAGCCACCGGCTCGAACACCACGTCGATCGACGCATAGTCAAAGCCGAGCGTGTCAATGCTGTGCTGATGCGTTGCATTGGTGGCCGTGTCGGCAGTGCCGATCTTGGTCGCGCTCTTCGAGATCTCGAAACTATTCATGCTTGCTTTCTCCTATGATCAAGCGGTGGTCTTGAGTGCAACCATTGGGCCGGCTTCGATGGTGTCACCCAAAGAATGCCAGTTGTAATCTACGCGGATTTGCGCGTACCAGGCTGTCTGGTCGTAGCGAGCATATTCGTCGACCGTGCTGCGGATATTGACCTGGTCGCGGATGCCGTAGATGCCGGCGAGAGCGGCATCACCGACAAGCACCTTGACGACGCCGGCGTCGGTGCCCAGCGTGCTGTCCATGACCAGAGTCTGCACCACTGGAAGGCCCAGGAAGCGAGGCAGACCACCGGCAGCGATGTCGGCCGAGCTTCCAGCTCCAGCCATTTGCAGCCGCTCGATCGAGGCGTGGTAGCCAGCCGGCGAGATGTACCAGGCTGCACCGCCCAGAGCGTAGCGGGGCAGGGCACCCAAGGCCTTGCTGAAGTCAGCCAGGTCAAGATCCTCGAAGCTGTCGTTGCCAGAGATGGCATCGACAACGCTGGCAGTGTGAGTGCCGTCGTCGATTTTGGTAGTGATACCCTGGATGCCGCCATACGTGCTCGTGCCGTCGCCGTTGAAGGCCGCTTCGTCGGTCTTCTTGGCGAGCTCAAGCGAGAACTCTTGCACCAGCCAGTCAGCCACCGACACGATCGAGTCAGCGAGCAGCTCGTTGGCAACGCGGGTTCCGCATGCAAGCTTCTTGGCAACCAGCTGCACCTGAGTACCGGTCGGATCACTGGTCGTGATTTCGGAGTTTTCTCCGACCCAGTAGCCGGTCACGCCAGTGAGACGCTTCGGCACAAGCAGGGTGTCGGAGCTCATCGGCACATTCTGCATGGCAGATGGTGCCACGCCGTACTGCTCGACGTTGCGGATGATGGCAGCCGACATCTCCTCTGGCACGGCAAAGCCACCAGCGGACATGACGCTTTCGCCCATCGCACGGGCCTCGACGCCATGATCGAGGCACCAACGCTTTGCGTTCTCATCGCCGAGAAACGTGCCGGCGAGCCACTGACCGCAGCGGTAGGCGGCCTCGACGCTGTCGAACGCACGCAGCTTGCGGGTGTAGCGAACTGGCTCGATGCGAACTTCGGCTCGCTCTTCCTTGGCGACCGGCTCAGGTGCCGGAGTGCAGCGGTCAACTACGCTGCGAAGGTTGCCGGCAGACTCGGCGACCTTACGCTCGAAGTCCAGCTTGGACGAGATTTCGTCGGCTCGCTTCACCAGTGCGGTGAGATCCATATCACGAGCGGCGATGTCGCCATCGGTCTCGCATTCCATCGCGCGAACAGCGTCGATGCGGTTGGCCACTTCGGCGGCCTCGTCCTGCAGCTGCTTGAGCTTGTCCATGTCGAATCTCCTA